ATTACACTCCTACTCACACCACGCATCAACGCAAGCACCACTCCCCTTTTTTTATCTGGAAATCCTCTCACTCCCTCACTCCCTTACTCCCAAAACGAGTCCAACTCACTGATTTTACTGAGCGACTGTGAGAGTGAGGGAAGTTTCTCGCCCTGCGTTGTCTCTCTGAAGCAGCCTGGGCATTATGTGCTTTGTACTCCTTGGTACAGTTCCTACCGCAGTGCCCCCCTACTTAATTTGAGAAATATTGTAAAGTAATGTACCTCCCGTAACAATATTCTCACTACGACACACGACCATGTATTATTTACAGACTTCTGAATGTATTTACAGATTTGTCTTTACATTCTAACTTGATTGCTTGATAGTGAGGTAAGCAATGAATTGAGAGAGTACTGAACCACTAACTGTGAGGTAATGACATGACACAAATTAACTTTAATAACCACAGAGATAAACTAACTCAAGAAGATAAAGACCAAATAGTTGAGCTATTAGGTAAAGGTCTACGAATGAAAAACTATAGTCTATTAGTTAAACGTGTGAATGAGCATCTAAACTTAATACCACACAACGGAATACTTGAACGAGTTATCAAAGAGCCTCAAGGCTGGTCATATTGTGCTGGCCAATCTTATCCTGATGAAATTAGAACAGTTAGAAATATTATTCTTAAGTGCTAAGAGTAAGCTTTATTTATAAGTTAACCAGCTATAACTAAACGTAAGGAGGTAAGAACTTACTAAGCACACCCAGAAAAACACCATGAAGAAACATCAACGAAAGGCAACTAGAATGAGCAACGAAGAACCAGATGACGTATGTGATGGAGTAACAAGAGCGGACGTAGTGTGTCCGGACTGTGGACATGAGACCAGGCTCTACAAGGACTTTGGAAAGCCCAGATTTATGGGAATTCTCAATCCTAGGGGCAGAATCGTTCCCTGTCCTTCGTGCAAGGAAGAGCTAGTTCTGCACTGTATGAAGGGAGAAAAGATATGGAGGCTTGCAGAACGTTACTATTTGGGACGTAAGAAGAAGGAAGACTAATCAGGTCACTAAACCACCAGGGAAAGGGGGAGCAAGTGATTAAATCAGTAGTATCAGTAATTGTATTGTTTGGAATACTCTTCGGTTAGACAGTAAGCAACTTTGATTAAGCAACAGGACCCAGGGAGGGGCAGATGAAACTGAAGATAGATGCAATATGCATCGCATGCAAGAAGCAGGTGAAGCCAAAGGATGTAGGTAAACTGGAATTACAGGAAGGAACTAATGGAGGGCATTACCTCCATCATAACTGTAAGAACGGTATGCCGGGAGGAAGTATGCTTGTCTGGAAAGGCAAGGATGGGGTATGGAGGAAGAATAATCCCTGGAAATAAAGGAGAGTAAGTGAAGAAGGATAGACCGATTAATTTAAGAATGAATTCTTTAGTCAAGGAGGAACTAGAGAAGAACGGATTCAGCATGCAGAAGATCTTCGACCAGGCGATTAATGGACTAATCACAGTTGTAGGAACACGAATTAGAGTCATTAAACGTAAGGAGAAGGAAGATGAGAAATGAATGGGATGCACTTTTTGAAGTACTTGCATCAGATGGTTTTAAAGCACATGTAGGTCCTCGGGAACTGGATTTCGAATACGAGCCAATGACTGAGGGCTTACCTAATGTTCTGTACTGCCTGGTAGAGTATGAGTACCTGGAGGATCACCTGGTAGCACACAGCCGCACAGGCACACTCAGGGAGTATCCTGTAGAGAAGTGGGAGATTCTTAGTCTCACAGTTCAGGCAGGAACTACACTGGTAGATCCCGAAGAACTGGAAATAGGACTAACAGAAGAGATAAAAGAAAGAGCCCTGGAATTAATCCAAGGCTCTTAAATGCACATTTATAAGGAATAACTATGAAATTACCAACTATGATAGGCATATTATATGGCAAGAGCAAGAGACTTCTTTGGAATCTTGTAAAGATTTTACTCTTGTATCTCTGTTTCGCAGGAAGTTACATGCTCATTTCTGAGGTATTTGACTGGGCGAAGGAAGGTAAGTCTATGATTAAAAAAGAGATTAAGAAACTTAAGAAAGAGACAGAAAAGAAAGAAGCTCCAGAGATGCGTGAAAGGTCACGCACGGTAGAAGAAACTGGCCGAACGGCTTGACTTGCTAGTTCTTGTAGCGCTAAATGCAACCAACAAACTAACAGAGTGAGAGAGTAAGAGGATAAGCAATGGCCCAAGATGAGAAGGTTCAGGCGCTACTGGACAAAATTACCTACGATGTTACGGATTTCTTTGCAGAATTCAGTAGACCTGCACGTTCTTCAATAATACTGAAGAACCATAAGAGTACTATTAATAGGCTGGGACTGGATTGGCATACTATAGAGATGCTTTTGAAAGAGCAGAACCGGATTAAGGTAAAGAGGCACGAATTGAAAAATAGTAAGTGGTACTTTCCTACAGAACCAGAAATGGAAGAGTCTGCAATGCGTGAAATGGTTCAGTATATGGAAGACTAATGGAAGAGCTACTCGATTACTGGGAGAACCGCCTGAAGTATTACGATGATGAACGAGTTATGACTAAGGAATATATTCTTGAAATGATTGAAGAGATGAAAAAGACAATGGAAGGAAAGAGAGAATGGCACGAGTAGAACGAGCTTTAGATAGATTGGGACCTGATGTAGAGATTACGAACCGGAGGATCCCCCAGGATATGGAATTCAAACGTAGACTCAAGGGAATAGGCAAGGCAATGGAGCAGATGGTAGAGGGTGCTACTTATGCAGGAAGTCTGGCTACTCACATCTATACGAATGAGCTAGGTGCAGAGGTAAGATTCATACATCATCACGGGTTTGATAAGCCAGTAACGGAAGAGATAATAAGTACTGCAGTAGCGGATCAAGCTGCGCATTTGATGGAAGATGTCTTTGGCAGGAAGAAGCTTGCTACTCGGGATCCAAGGGATAAGAGGATGAAGCAATGAATAAAGTAGAACATGTACTAGGTAAAGTAGAACGAGTACTTGTAGATATTGAGCACGTACAAGAAGAATTAAATAAGTTGAATAAAGAAAGGGATACCATTATGAAAGATAACTTTGGAATGGCGGACAAAGAAATACTCAACACTAAAAGATTAGTTGAAACTATTTTAAGAGTTATTGAATTAAAGGAGAAGAAATGAAGAAATTAATTAAAGTAGAAGAAGTAGAGGGTGAGGGCTTATTAGCATTAATGGGTCAGAGAGTTACATTGTTCTGTCAGATTTATATTTATACTGGCAAGCTTGTCGGCGTAAACGATGACTATGTTAAACTGGAAGACGCGGGCATTGTATATGAGACAGGGACGTTTGACAGCAAAGACTGGAAAGACATGCAAAAACTTCCAGAAGACACTTATATAATGAAGAACGCAATCGAAGCGTTTACGGTTTTAAAATGAGAATGTATGGCCGCAAACAACGATATTGGTCATGGTCAGGGTCAAGGTCAAGGTCAGGGTCAAGGTCAGGGTCAAGGTCAGGGTCAAGGTCATGGTCAGGGTCATGGTCAGGGTCATGGTCATGGTCAGGGTCAAGGTCAGGGTCATGGTCACGGTCATGGTCATTTTAATCAAAAAGGAGAACATATGAAAACCATAACAATCAAAAAGAAAGATGCCATTGAGGCGATATGGAGTGAGCCTTCGTTTAAAGCCGGTAATTGGTTTCATACTCCCAACGATGCTATAAGTAGCGGCCCTGTTTGCGGAGTTGCTAGTATTTTAAGAGAGCATTTTGATAAAGAGCCATGTGTGGGTTCCCTGCTACACAACAACGAAAAACCATACCATGTATCTGATTGCCGAAACATGGAAACCTTAGAGAACTCATTTTACATGAATGGAATAGGAGGCTATTTATCAAACTTATCCTCCCTGTTCGAGAGCGTCTGGACTAGTCAATCAGAACTATACATCAAAAACTTAGGCGAAGTAAAAATGCTCCTGGTAAACGAAATCGAAGCAATGTGGCCGGATGAATTTACCTATGAGGTGCCGTCATGAATCCAGTAATGCTAGACATATTACTTTACTGCGTAATCACTGCAGCACTTATCTTTACTAGTGCTGGACTGGTTTGGTTAGCTAAAAAGGAGCGACGGTGAAGAAAAAGAAAAAAGTAGGCAGACCAAGACTAGGTAAGAAGACTCAAGTAATGAGAGTCTCCCGATCAACATATGAAAAACTCAAATCAATTAAAGGGAAACTAACTTATGACCAATTGTTTGATGAAGTATTCGAAGCAAGACGAATGTTTAGTGAAGCTCCGAAAGTATTCGAAGTGGAAGGGAAGCTCTTACGTGGATTTTCCTTGGTTCAAGCAAGGCAAGTAGCACAGAACTTCTCTTCGGAGAGGCTTAAGATTTTACTTGAACTGGGGGAGGATGAATGAAGGATTTGAAGATTGAAATACCCCCAGTTAACACTTCAACAGACGGTTATGTGACACTTTATCGTACAGATTGGGATAAACATAGTATTCAAATAGCGGAACACAACAAGATGCTGAGCGAGGGTGTTGTTCTTAAAGGCAGCAAGTCTTCACTAAATAATGGGTATGTTTTTTGGGATTCTGAATCTGGCCGCACAAGCAGTGATACCCATACCATGCTTGGAATCAACATCCAGCCCATCAAGAAAGAGACTGCTGAGGATGTGTTGCGGGATTTATTAAAAGATGTTGCAGAGACTGATTGGGGAGATACATTACCATCAATACAGCGTTATGCAAAGAGAGCCAAAGCAGTACTGGAGGAGAAGTGAGCGAGCAAGAAAAGAACCCCTACATCAGAGTTGAAAGTTGGTTAGTCTTTGGTTGGCTCTGTCTTGAGTGTTCAGAAGTAAATCAAATTTCCTATTCAACTTGGGAAAATCATGAAGGACTTACAGAATGTACGAATTGTGAAAAAGCATTTATAATTAAGGTGCCTTGGAATGACTAGGATAATCCCCCTCCTACACAAACCACTACAGGAACACTCACCAGAAGAGTACAAGGAGTACATACAGAGTCTCTACATTCAGCCGGAAGGCACTACTCCGGTCAATGGAGTGAAGATAGTCTTCGGAGAGAAAGTCACCCAGGTACGTTTTACCAACGGGAAAGAGAAGAAGCTGAGCCGGAAGGAAGTAAGCGTGCTTGCTGAATTCTATGAGCGTAAGGAAGAAGAATTGTTGGAACTGTTTGAGAAACGGAAAATAGTGATTGTATGAGTCAGTGGGAAGAAGAGTACTCACCTAAATTTTTTAATTCCGCTAAAAGAAAAGCCCAAGGTATAATGTTTAATAACGTGCTGCACAGCCTCATAGTACATAGAAAACTAAAAGCAATGGAGGTCTTATGCTTACCTGGGATAGCTGGTTGGGACATTAATTTTTTTAATTCTAGGCGTGTAAAAGCTAATATAATAGCTCTCGAAAGATCAGAACCTATTTTCAATACACTAAAAAATAAATACCCCGACGTTAAAGTATTAAACACAACATCATCTGAGTTCTTAAACTCAACTAATAAAAAATTTAATGTTATATACTTAGATTACTTTTGTCCTTTCAATGAACAAATACGATTAGATTTAGAATTAATATTTAGAAGAAATCTATTATTTGATGGGGGCAAAGTTTGTTTTACTTTTTATAGTAAAAGGGAATCAATCACCACCACCATAAAAAATAGATTGTACACTGAAGATTTCTGTAAAGTATTTAATGAGAAAGTACCTACAAACACTGAACAATTGCGTATACTAAATATTAATGCTTTTATTTTTATGTTCTTAAGAAATGTTCTGAAACAGGGGGTTAAAGCAGCTCAATTAAATAAATATGAAACTTCTGCTGGATTTATGTATAATTGTTGGTTGCACTACACTAAACCACTCAGTTATGGAAGAAATTCTGACGGGCTTTTGAAAACCAAGAAAAGCACAAGAGATTTATGGTTGAGACAAGGTGAGTATAAGCATGTAACACAAATAACATCCTCAGAACGAGACTTTAGGTTTCTGGGTTCTGCTGCTTATGATCATATTTCTGTAGATAAGTTACGCAAGCAAGAAATATTAGCTTTCTACACAAAAAATAAGTACACACCAAGTAAAACGGACTTAAAATATAACTGTGTTAGTAATTATAATGACTTAGTTAGATCATTAAACTTATGCCCTAGATCTTATGCAACAAATAAAGAATTACTAACAGAACTAAGTAGAATATATAAAAGAGAAGGTGTAGTAACTGTAAAAGCACTTAAAATAGCAAAGGTAAGGCATAGAATATTTCTTCGCGGCATTAAACTAATGGATGTTCCTGAATTTAAAGCAGGTAAAGATTTAATTCTCATAAATAGAAAAATAAGTAGGGTGAAACAATACCTTAAACACCTAACTAAGGGGGGTCTTATGTGCGATTTTGAATATTATTGTTACATATATGCCCATAAATTACAGACTAGAACTAACTGTATAAATTTTTTAACTTCACAAGGTGTTTTATGACTACAGAAGAACCAAAGAAATCTAAGAAAGAGATGCTCAGTGTAACTGATCTGCCTAACGGAAAGACTCTAGTCAAAATCAACTACTCTTCTCTTAGCGTAATCCAGTCCTGCATGCGTAAGGCATACTATATTCTGGAGAGAGAATTAAGATCAGACTCTCCTTCCCCAGCACTAACCTTCGGATCAGCAATTCATAAGGCATTGGAAGTATGGTATCTCTCTGACCTGAAAGAGAGAATTATTCCAGTGAAGCTAGGAGAGAAAGCACAGCTTGAAGTATTCGGTCACGAGCAGGAAGACTTACCAGTATTCCGTGCAATTCGTGCATTCAGGGAAGTAGCAGAACCAATCTGGAATCTACCTGAGACAGACAAACGCAGTTTGCAGAATGGTGCGAAGATAATTGCAGAGTACTGTCGTCGGTACAAGGATGACGGTCTTACTGTAGTCTCTGACAAGGCGGGTCCCATAGTCGAGCGAGAGATGCGCTACCAGCTTGTTAATAATAATTCCTACACAATAGAGTACTTCGGTACTGTGGATGCAATACTTGAGAATAAGCAGACGGGACAAGTGTGCGTAGTAGATCACAAGACTACGAGTCAGCTAGGAGCACAGTTCTTCAATAGACTAAAACCTAATCACCAGTACACAGGGTATATTCTAGGGGCTAGAGCATGCCTAGGTCTGGATACTAATCTATTCATGATAAATGGAGTAGGAGTCTATAAGACCAAGCAAGAGTTTGCCAGACAGTTCACAGATCGAACAGAAGAAGATTTCCGTGAATTTACAAACAGTGTAGTAATAGCAGTAGAGCACTACCTGGAAGCTAGAGAGTCTGGAGTGTGGGCTCAGTCAGCTCCGGATCCTTGTACTAACTGGGGTGGATGTGCGTTTTTAAAAGTTTGTGAAGTGCCTGATCAAATTAAAGAGAATGTGATTCGTGCGAACTGGAAGGAATGAGAAATGGGATGTTGTCCAACGTGTGAAGATGATGTGAGTAAGTGTAGTTGTCCTGAGGAGGAATCGTGAATAGTGTTATTTATAAATATGAGATAAATCCTAATGCAGGAATGCGTGAACAAGCCATACCTAGAGGGGCTGTATTTCTAGATTTTCAAAATCAGGGCGGAGAACTGGTAATGTGGTTCGAAGTAGATCCTGATGAACGGGCGGATAGAAGAGCATTTCAGCTAATAGGTACCGGAAATTTTTTCGATAAAAAACATTTAAAATATCTAGCTACTGCTCAAGATGGTCCCTTTGTGTGGCATTTATACGAAGTGCCGGAGGAAGATCTGTGAACGAAGAATACTTCAGTAACTACTGCGAGCGAGGCATACCTTACGAGAAGTGCTGGAAAGATCATTCAGGATTCCTGGACTGTGTCACTTCCATCAATAAGTTAGGAATTAAGCAAGAAATTCATACAGTACTCGTACTGGGAAGTGCAGACTCAAGTATTCTGGATGCATTCGAACAAGCTCACTTTCTCCCTGACGGAATAGAAATATATAGTTCAATTGCACCAAAATCAGATCCCCGGGTAAGAATAGGAGACTTCCTTAGGGAAGTGCCAGAAGTTTTCAGAGACAGAATAGTCTACGATCTAATCTTCTCTAATTCACTACTCTACCTGGAACAAAACCAGATCATTCCCTTCCTGGGCTTCTGTTCACAGTTAAGCCCTTACTTTCATTATTCGAGCAGTGTTGCAGAAAACCCTGCACCAGATGCCTGCCGTAAGATTTTAATAAGCCAGACAAATTGGGACGAGCTGTTTGAACTTGCAGGTTGGGATCAGACTTCAGAACCTTATCTTTATAAGAGTAGGATGTACTAATATGACTAACGATCAACTAGCCGGAGTTATGATCCTTCTTGCTATTGTTTTTATTAAGGGATTGATAGATTTTTTACGTGAACAGTGAACAAAACGTGAGGTCGAATTAACGGCCTTAAATTAAATAGGAGAGATTAAAATGGACATGAGAACAGGTGAAATTCACAGAGACCTTGATAAAGATGAGGCAGAAAAAATAAAAGCGCTTGAAGCAATCACTGAGCAAGAGGCTGAAATTCTTGAAAAGAAAAAGCCAGCAGAAAGACCTATAGAATTGGCAGTGAGTCGCTTCATGAGCAGTAAAAATCATGTTGCTCCAATGCTAAGAAGCTCTGTGCAAGCAGCTTTTATGGCGGGTTTTCGGGCATCAGAAGAGATTCATAAGCCACAGAACTAAAGCCCGTTTAACCAACAGTAACAAGCGAGGAGGAAATTATGCCGCTTTTATCAATACCAACAAAAGCAAAAAAAAAGTATTTGAGCTTTGTTAAAGAACACAATTCAGAGACAAACAAGAAAAAGAGATCTGAAATCTCAATGAAGGCTCACCACTATCTTGATGCTGTAAAAGATATTTGCGGAACCACCGTTGCGGGCCACATATTGATAGAAGGTGACTTATCCTTGCCGGATGATAACCGACCAGCTTGTGGTGGAATGTATTTAGATTTGGATTAACAGTGAGCACAACGGGTGCTACAGGAAAGAGGCTTATGAGCAATACAGCGGTGATGAAAACAAAGACAGCAGAGGACTTGAGAGACATTCTTTTCGAGGAAATTGACCTTTTGAGATCTGGGAAAATATCAGCTCAAAGGTCCCGAGCTACGGCCAATTTAGCCAGGCAGGTTATTGAGTCAATTCGTGTTCAGGTTCAGTTCGGTAAGTTGTTAACAGAAATGAAAGGTCGGGGGTTGGGAAATGAAGTGCCTAATTTGCCAGGAAGAGGAGACGGATTGTGTACGGATGGGGTCATGGACGTATGACTTTTTCTGCGCTTGGTGTGGAGAAAAGGCATCAAAAATGGCTGTAAAGAGAGTTTCTCAAACAAATATTACGAGGGACTACATTTCGTACCTGCCGTATGTGGAGAAGTTTACTGAATTAGAATTGCTTGAGGCTCTGTGTAAAAAGATGAGTCGAAGGCCAGAGTAGAAAACCAGTGAGTGCAAAGGTAAGGCGTGTGAGTGAAGGAGATTTGAGATGATATTTGAATATCCACCCGTGTATTCGGTAGGAGTATTTTGGTTAATTATTATGTCATTTTTATTCGGGTATTTAGTGGGAAAAGAGAGGAACAGAAATGACCAGACTTGAAGAAATTAAGAAACACCTGGAAAAGGGCTGGACGATAAACATAGATGCTAGTCGCTGGCTTGTTGAGCAGATTGAGAAGTTGACTGAGCAAAATCGAGAGCACAGAAAATACATCGAAGAACAGGGGGTTAAATACTCTGAGCTGTGCTCCGACTATAACGCAAAGTCGATTGCACTTGTCAGACTAAAAAGATCCCAGAGCACCAGTGAACAAGAAGTAACGACGGATAAGGTGGATTAAATGGAGAAGGCTAGAGAGTTTGATTTAGATTTACACAAGAGAAGAATTTGGGATGGTGGATCCGCTTGGTCTCCAAACCATTGTATTCGAGTCATCGAGAAGTCGGCTTATGACGAAGCAATGAAGCGAATACAAAACTTGAGAGGGGCCCTGTCAGAGTCAGGCGGACTATCGACAACTGACATTCATCAAATATTGGTTGCTGATGAAAAAGAATGGAAAACTAATAACACAGACAGTAAGGCGGCAGAATGAAAGAGTTTGTTTTGATGAATGAAAATGGAATGCTTGGTTTGGGCGTAAGAGTCAATCTTTTCGATAATGCTCATGAAGTGCAGCTTGAAAATTTGAATGGATATTCTATCAGATTGGAATTGTCCGATGAATTTGAATCATGGGCGATAAAGTCAGAAGAAGATCAGCCTTATGTTTTGATTTTCGACAGAAAAATGGTTGAGAAGAATTTAAAAATAATAGGCGAGCTATAAAGATTTAAGTAACTGGTTACGACAAGTAGCTCGGTGATGAGGAAATGATGGGAAGAAAAAGAAAGCATCCTTATTACTGGGTGATTTGTTCAAATTTAAAAAATTACAGAGGAATTTTTAATGAGAAATGTTGTTGGGGTTATTGGGCAGAAAGAACATCGCTTAAAAACCCTAGATTTGTTTCAACTAATCACATTCGTGTTAAATGGTTTGAAACAAAAGAGGATGCCTTCGATTATTTTTATGCGAAATCCAGAAAAGGGCATGAAGTTAGTAAATTTATGCCAAAGAGAAAGAAAATGTTTATAGATAAAAAAGGCAAATATGACTATTGGAAAAATAGAGAAAATTTACTTAGATAAAGTTATAGAGATTTGCTTAGCATGGCGCCGGAAGGAAACTCAAATAGCCAAGGCTTCCCCGGCGTGAAAAGAATTTGACCCATGTGAGGCAATTATAGAGACGTTTACCCCGTCTTAGACGGTTGGCGAAGCTGGGTGAGGGCTTAAGATAGTAACCCAGTGGTGGTGTTTTTCCTGTTCTGTAAAACTGGAGCGCCACACCATTTAAAACTAGTTTTGTGAACGGGTTATTAGGGAGAAAGAAATGAGCAGAGATAAGGAATTACCAAATTGTCCAAGCTATATGGCACACCCACAAGCTGTTTGGTTTGAAATACACTGGAAGCCTGAGTTTGAAAATCTCCAGAAAAAATGTAACAGGTTTTATGATCGACTTCAGATCAAGGCGACTGAGATCATCCGACTTAAAAAGGAACTGCTTGTGGTTAGGGGCATTCAAGAGAGAAGAGACAAGGCGACGGGTATTGATATGCCTGTTGTGGGTGGAGAGTGATGGCACAAAAAATGAGTTTTGAGAGCAATTTGGATAAGTATATGAAAGAGCGCGTTTGGCGTGCGGAATCTGAGATAAGAAGGGCTGCTAAGTTTGGCTATTTTAGCGGAAAGAAAGAATCTGAAAATGAAATCAAAAACCTGAAAACTCACCTGGCTAATGTGGTTGAGCTAAAAAATGATTTCAAGAAAAGCGGTAAGGATCTGTGTGCCTTGATTGAGGGCACAGACTGCCCAATGGATCGGAGCTGTGATGATTGACGACCTGTTTGTGGCTGCAGTGTGCGCGCCTTATATATTGTTTTTCGGGGTAATTATTTGGTGGATGAAAAGAGAGATTAAGAAGATTGATTAAGCAGGTGCTTGGGGAGGGCGAAATGAATGACACCTACATATCCTGGCGAACAAGATACGAAATTAAAGTAAGTCAGATAACTATACTCGAAGAAGAATTGAAGGACAGTCAGGATAAGGTAAGTCACTTACGTGGAATTATTAAAAATATGAGTAAGACTAGAAAAGTTAAAGAGAGGAAGGAAGACTAATGGGAATTGAACACTACTTAGTTTGTAAAAAATGTAAAGAGTATATAGATCTTCATAAGGCATACAGTTTTTCTATGGTTATAGGAAAAGATCGCCCACCTGTAGGAATCGATTGTAAAGAAACAGTTTATAATGATGTGGTTTTAGTTGGCGGGTATTGGGAATCTCGAGGACTATGGTTTCTCTGGAATCACAAGGCACATGACATTGAAGTTTGGACAGATAGCCAAGATGCATGGTTTGATCTTGAACCTAATTTAACCGAGAAATTTCCACATAATGAAGATTTGAAGATTAGAGCAAGGAAAGAAGACTAGTGTCAGATTTCAAAGTGTGGCAAGTCGTTGAAGCTTTGATCCTTCAGATCATTGTCTGAATCCCAATCACCCCCCCAGCGAATACTCACACCTAGCTGAGAAGCTACTCCCTTAACTATTCCTGCAAAGTACACGAACCGTTCTCTATCATTCCAGTCCACTGGCCAGGGAATCACATCCACTGCACAGGAAGGAACAGAGTTATGTTTTGAAGCAGGCCACCTAACCTTACTCTTACCTGATTCGAACAAACGGTCCTGCTCTTCCTTCTCCCTGACTCCTTCAATCACTGCACAATCTATTACTTGAATTACTTCATTGAATAATTTCTGCAAGGAAGGGTGTGCTTCACTTAAATTTCTTCTGGATCTTTTACCAAAGCTGGGCATTAGAAGTTCCTCACTGCTGATTCAATAGCCAGGATTACTTCTTCAGCAATCTCATCATCAACCTTATTATCACTCTTCTTTACCAGTGCACGAATCTCTTGGTACACAACCCTTTTAAGAACTATTTGTGCAATCTTCTTGGCTAAAAATTTTATTCCAAGCAAACCTAAAAATTTTACTAACATTCAACTCTCCTTGTCAGAACTTAACTACACAATATCATTAATGACTGCTTGAGCTAAGAAATAATTTTTAAAAACTTCTTGCATTATTGTAGACTAAAACCTAGATTTGTTCTTGCTAATCAAATTTAAAAAGACATTTTGAAAGGAAGAGGTTATGAAACTCAGTGATGTAAATCCATCTGAAAATATTAAAGTACTCGTGTACGGAGAGACAGGAACAGGCAAGACCTGTTTTTCTACAGGATTCCCCACTCCAATACTACTGCTAGATTTTGACGGAAAGGCTAACTCGGCAGCTTCTTTCTATGCAGGACAGGAAGATAGACTTGCACAGATTGAAGTGGAGAGACTGGTCCCAGTAGGACTCGAAGACCCCATGCTGAATTTTTCGAAAATACTTACAAGATTGCAGGGACAGCAGAAGATTGGAGAGTATGAAGCCAAGACACTGGTAGTAGATTCACTAACCACTTTCTCTGGTGCAGTACTTCGGCACATAGTCAAAACTAATCCAGGTATTAAGAGAGTAATGAGCAAGCAAGGAGTACAACCAGGCATGCAGGATTACGGAATTCTGAAGCGAGAGTTCGCACGATTGATTCCAGGACTCCTCTCACTTGATATGAATGTAGTAATGCTAGGTCATATCAGTATGAATAAGGATGAGAGTACTGGAGAGATCCTCAGAGGTGTAAATATGGATGGAAGCTTCGGTGCAGAGTTGCCTATCTACTTTGAAGAAGTGTACCGGTCTTACGTTAAGGAGGGTAAGTTTCTGGCACAGACTCAGTCTGACTTTAAATTTAAGTGTAGGACTCAGCGTGGGTTACCTAAAGAAATTGAACTGTCTTACGAGAGGATTGTTCGATGAATCCAGATCCAGAGAAGTGTAGAGAGTTAGGGAATATATTTTTAGCTCTTCATGAGAAAAGACCTAATGCAGAAGTTCACATGGGAAATGGAATGTTCTCAGAATGTGGAACTGTGGCCTGTCATGCGGGGTGGTTTGCTGTATCTCAGGGTAAGGAACATTATTTATTTAGATATAATTATATCTCAGCTGCAAATGATATGGCCATATTTTTAGGTTTACAATCTGCGGCAGAACTTGAGAGTTGGGCAGGACATAATAGCTCTTTATGGGGGAATTATTGTGGCAATGAGATTTTCTGGTCGGATATTGCTTTCGGACTACCTCACCACGAAGAGGACACCACCCCATTAACATTAAAAATTATAGGCGAACACTGGTTGAGTGTTGCTAATAGAATCGAGGAAGTATCATGAGTAAAGTAACCTGGCATGCAATAAGCCGTAATAAAACTTTCTCACTAATAGCAATGCAAGAAGGTGAGAAACTTAGAGTTATACCTAAATCAATCATAGATCTAGTAAGCAATGATGGATTACTGAGACTTATAGAAGTGGAGAAATGGTACGACGCAAGTCAGGATCCAGAAATAATATTCCGTGGCGAAGTGGTAAGAAATCCAGGACGTCACGCACTGAAAGTACAATTATAAATTTAACAAACAGGCAACTAAGCCTATAACTAAAGGAGAAATACCTATGGCATTAATTACGCCAGATTTCACAGACGCAGTAGATTTTGGACCAATTCCAGTAGGAGTTTATAATACACGAATTGTAAAATCTGAACTCAAAACCTCACAGAAGCACAACCAGTACGTCAATTGGACCCTGGAAGTATTCGGAGCAGAAGGAGATTTCGAAGAATATAATGGAAGAAAGATCTGGCACACTACTATGTGTTCAGGTAAAGCTTCAGGCATGCTTAAGACTTTTGTCGAAGCAGCTACAGGTGAAGATGTTCCGACTAACTTCGATACTGACGATCTACTTTCACGAGAGATTGCAGTAGCTGTATCTATTGAAACAGGAAATGATTCAGTGGAAAGAAACAGAATTAAGTCTGTAACTCCACTACACTAGAATTTAGTTTTGCTTTCTCTAGTCGGAGCGTAGCAATACGTACCGAACTGGTTAGCGGATAGGGCCGAATTGGATTGTTTTTTTCACAGAAAATATAACGGACTAGCCATACTGCCAATGCCTTACTGACTGGAGAAAGTAATTTTTTAAGCAACACGAATACAACTTTAGAGGAAACAACAAGTGCTACTAGAAGAGAATTCAAACGCAAGGATCCTAATAGTCTCTGACTTTTTAGGGCCTACAGAGAAGGCAGAAGGCAAAGTCCTTTCTTCTCATGCAAGGAATATACTTCTAGGAGCATTCCTTAGAGCAGGAATCAGCACTGAAGACATAGCACTCTGTTCGATCTATGGTGACATGCCGTACGGTAACAGAGTAAGTAACATACCTAAAGAAGAACTACAGAAGGGGGTGGAAGAGCTAAAGAAATTAATACTGAATTCCCAAGCGATTAATCTTCTGGTCCCGTTAGGCACTCTCCCATTAAAGGTGCTGACGGGACTGGATTCTATTCATAAGCAACAGTTGAGTATTTTGAAAAGTAGGATTGAGTATGGAGGACGCAAGGTCATTCCCTTATTTCATCCAAGAGAGGTTCTGAAATCTTACACCGATTCAGCATACCTTAGTTTTGGCGCATTGAAAATAAAGGAAGAGTTTTCCTCCCCAAAGATTAGCATCCCAGAGCGTAAGTTCCTGCTCAATCCTACTTTTGAAATTACTCTACAGTTTTTAGATCGTTGCCTCGATGCAGAAGATATTTCTGTAGACTTAGAGACGGGACGAGGTCAGATTAATACGGTCGGCTTCTCATTCTCCCCTACCGAAGCAATAGCGATTCAGGTACTTCCTGATCGTTTGGGAGCTGAGAAGTTTTTTTTACTCTGGAACAAGATCAGACAGGTTTGTGAATCTCAAGTACCTAAAGTAGCCCAGAATGCCCTATACGAATTCCTCTGGCTCAGTCGGTACGGCATTCGTCTCAATAACATCATTCATGATACAATGTGGTGTCAGAAGTTCCTACATCCAGAGCTTAAAGCAGGACTGGATAACGTAGGAAGACTCAGTACGCCATTCCCTTACTGGAAGGATGACAATGAATCCTGGAATAACATTCGTGATTGGAATGCTCATTATTTATATAACGCAAAAGATACTACAGGAACTCATTGGGCGTACGGAGAACAAATTAAGGATCTCAAGGCGCAGGGAACGTATGATCTGTATTACGGATTTGTCCAGAAGTTCTTCGGACCGATCACCGAAATGTGTAGTAGAGGATTACTTATCCACCCAGAACGACATAAGGCATTCCTTGAAAAAGCAGAAAGGGAGCTCCAAAATTTCGAACAAAGAGTCAACGACATATTTGATGAGCGATTTGGAGACCGAATTAATATCAACTCGCCAGCACAACTTAAGAAAGCCCTCAAAAAACTTGGAATGATCCTTCCCTTAGGCAAGAATAGTAAAGGGGAAATGAAAGAGACTACAGATAAGAAAGCTCTCGTAAAGCTTAAGAAGAAACATCCAAAGGAGGACATACTTGACTTACTCATCAAAAGATCTGCAAAACAGAAACTCATTTCATCATATCTTCGATTTGGGTTCGATGACGATGGCAGAGTCCGTTACTCTCTTAACGGATGCGCAACAGAGACAGGAAGATGGAACTCCACGCTGGACCCATTCGGAAAAGGATTCAATGCACAGACAATTCCGAAATACGTTAGGAAGCTCTTCATTGCGGAAGAGGGCAAAGTACTGATCCAGGTGGATTTAGCACAAGCAGAGTCACGTTACGTAGCATGGGAAGCACCAGAACCTAAACTAATGGAACTAATTCAAAATGGACGAGACATTCATAAGTATGTTGCTTCGAGGATATTTAACAAAGCTGAAGAAACTATCACACACTCAGAAAGACAACTTGGAAAAAAATCCGGTCATGCAGCAAATTACGGAGTCGGACCTAGAACTTTCTCCGAGGCTTGTCTCGTTGAGAACGGAATTGACATCTCTATGTCTGAAGCAAGAAGAATTATCGAATCATATTTTGAAATCTTTCCAGGAATTAGACGACGTCAGAAGAATATTAGGGCTCAGGTTACTCAGCATAAAGCCATTACTACGCCACTTGGAAGAAAAAGAATATTTCACGACAGAATAAGTGACGGACTCTTCCGTGAGGCTTACGCCTACTGTCCACAGAGTACCATTCCGGACATTACGAACTACTTGATGCTTTACTTGTGGGAAGACGAAGAGATAGAATTCTTACTCCAGGTGCATGATTCTTTGCTGCTTCAGGTACGTAAGGATAAGGTGAAGGATGTGATTCGTAAGGCACAGGATCTGGATGCCTGGCACCCTAAAATTGAATTGTCTGGTGGTACGTTACGTATCCCGGTGGACGTTGAGGTCGGTAATTGCTGGGGTGTGTTGGATGCAGTCTGAAGGAGTTAATATGACTAAAGAATTACATTTAAAATTAGCTAGAACTTTATGGTATCTTGCAAATAAGCCACATGTTTTTAAAGAAAAAAGAATGGCAAAAGAATTGTTAAGCTTACGTAGCCTTTTAGATGATTACTATTGCGAAGAACATGAAGGATGCACTCCTTATTTTGGTCCTAATGAGAAGTTTATTTTAGAGAAAAAAGAAAAGTGAGAAACTACTCAGACTTCATAGAAGCCTTCATGTCTTACACACAGTACGTAGAAGCTCCGGAGAAGTTCCTACGCTGGAGTGCTATCAGTACAGTAGCTGCAGCACTAGAGCGTAAAGTCTGGATCAACTTCAAGGATCAAATTTCCTGCTATCCGAATCACTTCATCTGTCTGATTGGTGATCCAGGACTAGCCAAGAAATCTTCCTCATCTCGTCAGGCAGTATCTCTACTACAGAATGTAGATGGAGTAACTTTTGCTGCAGCACAGATGACTACTGCAGGACTAATCGATGAATTACGCACTGTAGGAGCAAGGAAAAGCTTCGAGTATCAAGGACTGGCTTACGCACACTCTGCAGTGTATCTCTACTCTAGTGAGGCAGCAGTAACTCTCAAGGGTGATATGCAGAATATGCTTATCCAGAATCTAACCGACCTCTATGACTGTGGACCTGAAGGATGGAATCAGGATGCTGCCTGGCTTAAGCGGCTAAAAAATGAAGAGACCAAGATCTTTAATCCCTGCATAAATATGCTTGCCTGTAGTACTCCAGTCTGGCTCGTAGATTCTATAGGTAAGGAAAATCTGGATTCAGGATTCGCATCACGAATTATCTTCGTAGTGCAGAAGGGAAGACCAGAACGTTCCTTCGGCTGGAAGAAAACTCCGAGTACTCGGGGCATGAAACAGAAACTAATTGACGATCTGGTAGAGATAAATCACTTGCAGGGAGAGTTCGAGACTACCCGGGGCTTCAAGGATGCTTTCGACGAACTGGATGAAAAAAATAAATATTTTATAGAAAAGAATCCTGGGCATTTAATGATAGGTTACTACGCAAGGAAATTGTGGCACTGTCTGAAGCTCTCACAGGTCCTACAGGCATCACGTAACGGTGCCCTACTCCTTAACAGGAAAGTACTGGAAGATGCCACAGTGATGATTGAGGGACTGGAGAAGGACATGGAGGGAGCATTCCAGAAAGCTACGATGCGAGAATCAGGTAAGCTCCTGGTCAGAGTATGGAATGCACTACGAAGTATGGGATCTGACCCTCTCCCTACTGAAAATATCAGAAGCAAGTTTATATTTGAAGATGCAAGTGACGTAACCAGAGCGATTAATCAGTTGCGGATACTTAGAAAAATTAAAACAGTAATGACTGAAGGTATTATTTGTGTGCAGGTGATAGATACTGCACCACTGGATTGAGGGAATAATGAAAAGAAAATATAAAACTACTACATACATTGAAGCGTATAATAAAACATGGAAATGGGAATTTAATTTTTTACTTGGCTGTAAGTGGGAAAGGTTTCGTGAAGCTATTAGGTATTGGGAAAGTAGTGAACCTCCAGAACGTAAACCTATGGCTCATGCATTCAGTAATTGGGGTGAAAGAAGGTCATACATTTGGGTAGAAGATAAAAAGAATAGTGCCTCACTTGCACATGAATGTATTCACGTAGCTTTAAGATGCCTCAACACTTCAGGTGTGCACATAGATTGTGACAATGATGAGCCTTTGGCTTATTTAGTAACCTGGTTAATAAATGAAGCTAGAAATAATAAACACAGGTAATTCAGTTAACATACAGTAAGTCCCCAGGCTTGGTTACAAAGATCCGGAACAATCCCCACTCCTTATCCATCATTGAGCAAGTAAGTGCCCCATCAATACGAAGGAACTGGGAATTTATTTTCTGCATTAGATCTTCTGCTTGTGCTTCCTCTGCATTAGGAAGTCCGAGTAGTGCCGTATCTTCATCCAGTAATTCTATAAATTCAGGCATCAAACCCTGGATGAAACAGAAAGACTCAAAGATCTGACAGACCATTTGAAGTAGGGAGTTACTTTTGTGAAATTCAAGTCTACTCTCTTCATCTATATAAGTCATTCTTCTCTTGCTTCCTCTCTAGCCTCTGCCTCTAGCGCTCTTCTACCAAATTCTACAGGTCTTCTTACTACTGGCTTACTCGTGGTACGTAGTACGTTAAGTAACATTCGGGCTGTTTTTTTCTCTTCCAGATTTCCCGTGCGAATAAATTTCTCTAGGCCTGCCTGACTGAGTAACTTCTCTGGATCACCTTTACCAAATGCTGCCCGAATTATGTTTCTTGCAGAACGGAGTTTAGCGTTACGGAAGGGAGAAGTAATTCCAATCAATCCATCAGTGATTGCTTCAAGTTCTCCAGGCTTAAGTCCCCGAGCCAAAGCCTTCTCGGACCGCTCTCCAAATCGAAACAGATTATTCAAATCTTTTAATTTAAAGGGACTACGCGAGATAATTTCCTGCTTAATCTCTGGATCTATTTTCCTTAGTGCAGTATTAATTCCTGTCATAGTAGGTCTCTGGGTACCTCCCTTACTTGCTTCAAGGATTGCCTGGTTGAATAGTTCCCCGTTTAATTCATCCCACAAGCCGGGATTCTCTTTTTCAAGAAGCCCCTTAAGTGCCCTGAACCTAGGCACTGCGTCAGCCCTACTGGATTTAAAAATAGAATCAATAAATTTGGTAGAAGAGATTCCCTCCGTTTGAAGTAACGTCTGAAACTTATCTACAGAACTTTGAATCTCACTGAATCTTCGCATTGCTCCCCTGAATTGTCCTTTCAATTCCTGAGGTAAGTTAGCTTCAATAATATTTCTACGTTCTTCTCTTACTGCAGAAGTTACTGCACTAAAGAGTCTGTTCAGATTCTTATCCTCGCGGAGTGATTTAGTACCAAAGAAAGGACTCAGTCTTCGCACAGCATTCTCTACTTCAGCAATACGAACTCCACCTCGCTCAAATCCCCGCTGTAAAATAGCAAGTTGTCTCTTCAATGCCTTGGCAGCTACAGACTCTGCTTCCAGTCCCAATCGTTCTGCAAAATCTTCGATATTCATTCCAGCAATTAAGTCCCCATCTGCCGGGATATCCAGAAGTTCTGCAATATCATCTACTGCGCCTTTAATTGCTGGAGCTGCCTGAGGTACGTCAGTAAGTGTCTCACCTGCTCTTTGTTTAAATTCTCCAATTCTCTTTCCTTCTATATCACGAATATTATTTACGAAATTACCTACTTTATTTGCTATCTTAGGCTGTCTGTTTGCTAACTCCGAGAATTGCTTAATGCTTGTCGCATTACCGTCAGTGGCTAGATTTATAAATTCATCAAGTGTCTCTTCTCCCTTACGCACAAACTGGAATTCTATATCCTTGAGTGTTTCATTCCTGTTCAAGAAAGATGCAAGTTCTTTCCCTTCACTGGTATTTTGATCCAGGGTACTTACTGCAACCCGAAGCGGCTTACCGTCTACTCCGGTTACTGTTACGTCCAGGCCTGACTCAGCTAATTCATCAGCCAGTACTGTAAATTCGTCTGCTGAAGCTCTAAATTTCTCGCTACTGGAAGCAGCATTCTTTAAGTCTTCAGCCTTACGCGCACCGAATCTCTCAAGGGATCGTGCAAACTTGTTTCCTAGTCCTCCAAGCACTCCAGAGAAAATAGTACTGAGTCCAAATTCTGCAACTCTACTTCTCTCTGGATCTATTGGAATTCCCAGAATCTCTTCCTGTACGAAATTACCTGCAAGGTCTGCAGCAGCTCCACCAGCAGCAAATACTGCAGGCACTACGGCAGGTGCGGCTACACCGCCTGAAGCAGCTACAGTTCCTGCAGCAAGTGGAAGTAAGGCAGCTTCAGTACCGAATGCAGCAACAGTCTCTACTGCAGGACGAGCCAAATCTGCAAACAGGTCATTGAAGAATTCGAACTCGTCTGGATCTACTCTCTGTGTCTTACCTTCTCTAGTGATTGTAAAGTCGTCACCTTTCTTAGTCACATTAGTCACTCCAGGCAGTCCTTCAAGGAAACTTCTCTGTTCTTTCTCTGTAGTCGGGAAGGAGAACTTTGCTCTTTCGCCGAAAGTAAGTGCAGTACCTGGTGCCACTTCCTGTGTCTGGAATTCCTGTACCAGTGCCTGAATCTTGGGATCTGGTGCTGCCTGTGCTTGTACCTCTTGTGCACGGAATTCTTCAATCAATGTCTGAAGTTCTGGATCTGGTGCAGGAGCTGCGGCAGGAAGTCTTTGTGCTGCTTCTAGTTGTTCCAGAGCTTGATCTTGTCCCGGTACTGGAGCAGCTAATGCTTCAGGTCTTGCTGCAAAAGGTGTCTCTAGTGCTCTAGCCATTTTATCTCCCTGGTAGTTCTGGAGATTGTGTGAGTTGTGCAGGAATTGGTCCTCTGCTGCGTTGTGGTGGTTCCTGCGCTGCTACTGGAGGTTGTATTGCTTGTCTGAATGCTTGTGCTTGTTCCGTAGAAAGATTCTTACTTTTAATAAAAGCTTCTACATCCAGGGGACCTGTAGGAGGAACTGTGTCAGCCAGTTCTTGCGTCGGAGGAACGATATCAAGTACTTCAAGTATTCTCGCTTCTGTTTCTCTTAGTGCCTTACTTCTACCTCTGGCAAAGGAACTTGCCTTAGTCCGCACCTGTTCGTTAAGTCTTGTGTCGAATAGATTTACAATTTTCAGCAATTCTGCAGTATCTGCAGGAGTAAGAGGTTTACCTTCTACGGCAGTTCGCACTGCACTCTCTACACGATTCCGAATCGCTCTGGATCCTCCAAGTCTCGTAATATCTTTATCCGTAAGTACTCCCGCTCCTTGAGCTAACCTGGCTAACTGAAACTGTGCTACGTTCTGGCTGATAGGTCCACCTGATTCAAGAAGCGCCTTAATCGTGCTTACTCCTTCAAGTCTCCGCCTTTCATTCTCCACTTTCTTTTCGAAGTCAGTCTGTGCTTTCACTAAACTTTTAGAGAGTGTAACTTCTGCTCTTGTTTCTCTTGCTTCTCTACGTGCTTCACGAGTCTCTTTTCTGGCAGTTTGTTTTTCTAATGCTTGTCGTACTTGCTTAGCTACTAGTGAAACTTCTCTAAAACCATTTTCTTCAGCAAACTTTTTGAACAAATCCTGCGTTAGAGCTGACTTTTGTTTTGCACTAAGTGAAGGGTTTGCCAATATAAATTCTACATCTGCTTTCATTTCAAATGCTCTCTCGGGCTGTTCTATCAATTCTGCTATAAAACCTTCAGATATAGGACTTTTAGCATTCTTTGAAGAATTAAAATATAGCTTTCCCTTTCTCTTGGCTATAGCAGGAGTGGTTGCAGTAATAATAGAATCTATACCTTTATTATGAAAATTGAGTTTAGCAGTCTCTGCCTGAAACCTCTGTGTCTTGGCCTGCGCTCTCTGTGCATCTATTCCTTCTACGGCTCGTGCTAACTGCAAGCCTGTCTGTATTCCCCTCTGTGCCTGAGTGAATACGTTAGTGCCCCCGCCAGGTTGCCCTCCACCTGCTAGAAGCATTTGACTTAATGATCGTGCCATTACTTATCTCCTGTTTTTTCGTATTACAGTATTAATTCTAACTTCCTGATCGAAGTCTTTAAGTATCTTAGTCACTCCTGGGAGATTCCTGAATCCCTGTCCGAACCTGTTCCTTAGTGCCTTAAGTAGTCTCATCTTCCCTACAGCATTAAATTCCATCTCAGGCATTTTCTCTCCAAGTACCTCAGGCAAGTCTTCGAGACTCTGCAGGGCAGTTTTCTTTCCCATTAGTTCGCCGAGTGTTGCTGGAAGTTCTTCCTTATCTGGCCTGCTCATTATCCTGCCTCACGTGTCCCGAGTATTGCACCTAATGTAGTTGCACTAGTCACTGCCTGAGTAACCCCACCAGCAAGCTGTTGCTCAGCTCTTGCTCTTCCTGCTTGTTCTACGAAAGGCGCTCCAGCAAACTCGGTAAGTGGAGTTTGAGTGATAGCTGCAACTCTTCTTCGTGAAGGTGCGGCAATCAGGCTAGCCAGATTACCTGCTCTGGTAGCACTTCTTGCAAGAGTCTGTTGCTGAGTGGTTCTCTCTGCAACTCCCAGTAATCTACCTAAAGACCTGTCCTGCTCCTGTGCTAGAAGGGAGTCAGTTCCCTGATCAAAATCATTCAGTGCCTGAATTCCAGCCGTACTGGTAGCAAAACCGGTACCTAGTTGTGACTGAAGGGTATCCTGCAACCTTTGTCTGTCTTCCTGCCTCTGCCTACGAATTGGATCCAGAGTTCTGGCTTCTTCACCACGAAGCAATTGCAATGCCTGCTTTCCGGATTCAATTATTGCCGGATCAGCAGACTCAATAAGTCTCTCTTTCCTTGCAATATCTTGTTCGTTAAGTTCTATTGCCCTATCTATTTGTGCCAGTTCTTCAGGACTTGGCTCAGCAGCTTCCAGCGCTAATTCTCGGGTTCTTCGCGCTTCGGCAAGTTCTGCTTCTGCTGCTGCCCCCTGAGCTGCTGCAACGTCTCTAGCTGCTCCTGCTTGTATTACCGAACCTGCTACACCGGCAACTACTGCTACGCCTGCCACTACTGCTGCTGCTGTTCCCATTACACTAACTCCTTGAAGTATTGATTTATTCCCTCATCAGCCACAACATATCCTAACCCTTCCAGGCGTTTTTGTAGAGCGGGAATACCTGAAATAGTGAAAATTAATTCGTGTCCGTTACGTCTAGCTTCACTCTGTAAATTTTCAAATACTGCATTCAGTGCTTCACTTCTCACTTCTGCATCACTCTCTGGATCAGAGATTGGCCAACCTATCCAGGCTACTTTACTGTTTGTTAGGTAGAGAAATGCGGCAGCTACTGGCCTACTCTCATGATATGCTACCATTCCTGTGTCAGACAGCAGTCGGGCAGGAAATTCTATATTTTGCCTACTCTCCCACCACTGCTTAACCAACTTCTCATGGTGAAAAGGTATGTAAGATCTTAAATACATTAGGTTCTTACTCCCTGTTGATCCATTCGAAAAAGCTCTTCCAAAGTCCTATCAGCAGAGGAAAACATTGATTGCATTTCCTCTTCCTGCTCTTGCTCATCAGTACTCAGTGCACGATCAAAAATAGCTATTGCATTTCTTGCAGATTCATTCTGGAAAAAGTCGTCTCCAAATCGTTCTCGTAATCTAAGCATTAGATTCAATCTTCCCATCTTATTAAAGCTGAGTCCTTCAGCTAACTCTCCAAGTCCGATATCCTGAAGTTGCCCTGGCACTTTAGTTTGTTGCATTCTGCCTTGTTCTTGCGGATCTCTGCTTGTGATAAATTCCTGTAGACTTGCCTGGGGAGCTTCTTGTCGTGCATCCAGTAAGGATACTTGAGGTGCTGCTTCTTCACCCGGAGAAGTTCCCGGCTGCAAGGCTTCCATTCCTTGCTGTCTTGCAGAAACCATTCGAGGATTACGGAACGGATCCCTCTGTGATGCTTGCTGTTCAAGGAGTTCATTTAATCGTCTTATCTCACCTGGTTTAGCCATGTCCCTACCTTATATCTGCTACCCGTAATAAAGGCGCAATAAGTTCCACACTGCCCCCCGAACCTGAAACCCTTCGTATTTTTACAGTGTAAGTAGCTGATCCACTCCCACCATCTTGGAACCCTATAGACAGAGGGAATTCTGTCGTAGCTCCTGTTGCTGCACCTTTTACTCTTGTAGTATAGATTCCCGTACCATCTCTCTGAACCTGTAATTCCATCACATCCACACCGTCCACCCTTAGGAAACCTGCTGTAGTAGCTTGGCCATTAAGAGTAATAAAAGCTTCGGAATCAGGCGCAATAATTACAGATAAACCTGAATCTTGAAATGTTGCATTAGCTGTAACGAAGGAAGCAATACTGTCACTGGCTGAATTTATAAGTATCTTCGCACTTGTGACTGCATCATCAGCAATCTTAGCTGTAGTGACAGCCAGGGAATTAATCTTGGTTGTCTCTACAGCTAAAGCACCTAACTCGTCAGCAGTCACTGCCCCTACTGCAATCTTGGCATTCGTTACTGCGAGGGAGTTAATTTTTGCGGTCTCAACAGCAAGTGCCCCTATTTCATCTGCAGTAACAGCGCCTACACCAATCTTTGCGTTAGTAACGGCCAGTGAATCTATGTCCTGAGTAGAGACGATTCGATCCATCATTACCCAGAATCCTGCAGCACTATCAAAAATCAGGTCCGTACCACCGCGTCTCGTACTCTCAATTACTACGTCAATCCCTGTATGTGTATTAATAGCTTGTCCAGAACCTGTACCATTATCAGCAATAGTAAGTGCGTTAGAATTATCTGTCTTATAAATTGTGACTATCTGATTAGCTACTCCATTCTGAAGTTTCTGAATTGTAAATCCTCCACCACTTGTATCAGCAAGGATGAGTCTTACTCCACTAGCCACACTAGGATTAGTAGCAGTAGTTGTGAGTAGTGTATTTGCTAAATTAAATGGGGGAGTCTCGTACCATTGAGTCTTGCCTGTAATTTCTTTAATTAAATTCCTGAGTCTCTGAACTTCGCCAGTATTATTTGAAGCAAGACTCTCGCTTCCCACTTCACCTGGATCCACTACGACTCTCATTGCAGTTACGTCTGCAGAACTTCCTATAATATTTACGTTAGTTAATCCGCTATCTATTATATTATCAAATTCTGCATTCAGGTCTGAAGCAGTAAGTATTTCTCCTGTTACCCAGATTTTGATTCTACTTAAAAGTGCCATTATCTCTCTCCCTCATCCCCTAAACGAAATTCTATCTGTAAATTTTCCAGATTAAACTCTGTAGTATCTGTATTAAATATCTTCAATCGTATTCTCCTGCCTACTCCATGCAATTGTTTTCTTGAAGATACGACAGTGAGTTCGCCTAGTATGTCAGTATCCAGTACAAAAGTACCCAAAGCAGCTGCTGCACTCTGTGCAAATTGTATCGTCTCTATGGCTGTTCCATCAATGAATACTTGTACTGAAATAGGGGTATTACTTCGTTGCGTAAAAGTAATACTCAAAAAGTCAAATATTTTATTTCTTGTGGCAAGAGTTGGGTTAAGTTCCGAGAAGTCAATGTCTGGAGTTTGAAACTCCCCTACGTAAGCATTTCCATTCACCGAGAAAATACTCTCCTGATCCATTAGGAATACGAATCCGTTATCGTCTCCCCGGATAGGTCTCTTGATCCCGTCACTGTCTCTGCGTAATGCAAGTACATTAGCTGCATCTCGTGTATTTATAGAAATTCTAGGTGTAGTCTGATTTACATCAATTACTATCATATTATTCTGAACTGAAGATCCCGAAGTGCGATACGTGAAGTAAGCTAATTTCTTTTCTTCATAGTAGATGCTCTGCAAACTGGAAGTGCCTGTCTTGCTGAACTGCCTACGCACAAAGTCTTCAATCTTGGCATTAGCCAGAATATCTCCGGAACGTACATCACCGAATGCCTGAGTTGCCTGAAGTGAAGTGATTCCTCCTGTAGAATTTCCCAGTATCAGATCGTCCAGTACCTGAATTATTGCGTGCGGTGAAGCAATACCGAAGGCAGAGTCTACTCTTTGTATTGTCCAGTCTGTCGCAGTGTTACTTCCCCTGTCATCCAGGAAGTAAACTCCTGTAGGAGATTTAAAGAGAAACGCCTTACCCTTATAGACTATTCCTACAACTAGTCTGTCTTGTTCTCCAGGAAATACTGGAAGAGTAGTGACTCCAGTGACGAATTCTGTATGGTCTGCCGCAGGACTGATATAGAGACGGTGCTGATCGTTAGCGTTACCGAAAGCAATCAATCGATCCTTGAATACGAATCCTCCAGTAGGAAAGTTAGTTGCACTCCAGTCTGCCGCAGGATTAGTAACATTCACTACAGTAGTAGCATCTCCATCTATGGTACTTAGCTGTCTGGTAGAAGAGAAAAAGAATAACCTTCGATTATTTGCAGCGACTTCATTCCCCGCTTCTACAAACATAAAGTCAGTGTTAGGGCTTCCAAATCCTGAATCAATAGCCACTCCCGCAGTGAAGCTACCGTCTCCAGTATCCCTAAACACTTTCCCTGTATCTGTGACTGCAATGAGTCTCTGTAGTGATGGAGTAGGAAACCAGTCCTGCAGTGCTATGATTCCTGCCCCTGAATCCAGTGCCGTAGAGTTGAATTTAATACTGCCTGGAGCTTTATCTATTCCCCCTACATTATATCTTATGTTATTCGCTAGAGTCAGTGCAGTAAATGGAATCTGTGTCTGAGGAATATCAGTGAGTAATCCTTGTTGCCCTAGTGGAATATCTACTGCTTGTCCTACATAAGCCATTAGCGCCTCGGAATTAATCTTGCAAAATTATTTGAAGCTTGTTTGAGAGTACTTCTATTAGCTCTAATCATTCCATTAAGTTTTGTCTGTGCTAAAGTAAATTCAGTATTAGCTCTATTGTCCGATTTATCCAGCATCAGGTAGTAAGCTGCAGCATGCATCAGGTAGGGTCTAAATCCTCTAGGTACCAGAGGTACAGATTGCGCGTTATCTTGTAAGTCAGCAGGCAGCGGAATGTATTCAATCTCTACCCTGGTTTCTCTACTCGGAAATCTATTAAAGCGAAGCTTTGCTACACCATTCTCCCTAAGCTCCACTTCAGCAAATTTGTCTGGAGTTCCCTGAGTTAGCTGCGTAAGAGGGAATTGTCTGATTAAAGTATTATAATCAATAGCAAAGATCTTACCTTGTTCTGTAGGAGTATTATGTGCAAATCCCCGGAAGTGTGAGAAAGAATTTATTCCTTCGAAGAAGAACTGATTCGGATCTATGTTTCGATACACTGCCAGCGGCCTAAAAATTCTATATATAGCATTGAGGGAGTTAGTCGCAGTGTAAGAGACTGATCCAGAAAAATCCAGAATGTCGTAGCCCATAAGTGCCCCAACACTCTGTGCGAGAGAATTTCCAGTAACGAAATCCAGGAAGAAAGTAGCTCCATCTGAAGAAATAGTAAACTGTCTGTTGACCACAGAAAAGGAGACAGCGTAAGTCTGTGCACCAATCAGTTCCAACTGTGTCTTGAGCATGGTACTAAACTCACTAGTACTGTATACGCCATTTACCAAAGTGGCAGTAAGTCTGGTACTTGCAGTATCCCTGAATGGAAATCTGTTATTCGTAGAATCTATATAAAGTAAGTCGTCTGAAAGTTCGTACTCCAGAGGAATACTTCTAAAATTAAAAGTACCGGAATCTTCCGTATAATTTTCATCAATTTCGAAAGCTGTAGCTCCTGCAGTGTGTGCCCGAATCCTGAAGTATTCTTCCCGAGCTTCCATCTTAAGGTAGTCACCCAGTCGTGATGCAGTCGGAGCAGAAGAAAATGTTCCATCCGTGGAACCTTTCGTCAAAGTAACAGTCCCTGTCTCAAAGGCGGGTTGCAATGTAAGGATCACTGGTCTTGGTGCTTTAGCCCAGATCCAGAACTCATCCATATCTACTCCGAATTCGGATCCCCCAGCGAACAATCCTTGATAGGCATCATTGAGGTATTTCGTTGCCCGAGTATTAAAGTCAGAAGTTCCAGTAGTAAGTTCCCCAGCTCTTTCCAGAGCATCTTTCTTTAAGTCGTTTGTATTTCGAAAGTTAGCCATATCAAACCTCTTCTAATATCTTAACATAAGCGGACATAGAAATAGTCCCCACGGAATTATTATCCAAAGAAAGAGTAAGTTTTTTGACTCCATTATGTCCCCTGAATTTTTGATTAAAAGGCATTTTAGACTGTCCCTGGATAATCCAAATCGCCTTTTCTTTAGTGCCTCCTTGATCCCATATAAGTATAGCGCAAGCATCATCCTGTGGGGGAACTTCACCAACGAAAGATACTATAGTACTCATCTTCCCCTTTCTAGGAATATATTCCATTTTAAGACTTGAACCACTTAACACGTTACCGGAAAGTTTAAGCTCTTTAATATCAATTCCTGCCCGCATAATTATTCTCCTGGGACTGTACCTTCAATATTTCCTGCTACCATATCTGTCATGACTCCATCATTTGCATTAAGAGTCTGATCTAAAATGTTTGGAAAAATATCTCCGTCGCCATTTCTGAGCCACATCTCTAAATTGAGGGGTTCTGCAAGTAGAAGATCAACTGGGAAACCTAGATTATAGATTGCAGTAATTTCAATTGAAGTAAGTTCTCTGCGCCATATGCTTGGTTCATCCATATTACCTGCGAACTCATCACCACCTCCAGTACTGGCACCTAAAGTGAGATCTCCTGCGTTTAATGTAGTTCCTACAAGCGTATCATTTTGTATATTTACGGCTTGCGCAACTGCATCAATGTAGAGTGTAACACCGGCAGCAGTAATTGAACCATCATATGTTACTGCTATGTGATGCCATGATCCATCTACAAGTACACTGTTATCGGCATTCTCTCGAACTCTAATTCGATCACCAGTACCTGAAGCTCTGAGTTCATAAACTAATCTTTGTCCTGATCGGTTTATTTGATAACCTCTATTTGTAACAGTTTTCTCCATCGCAGTCCATACTGCATCGGTAGTCTTAACCCACATACTCGCAGTGAATGCTACATTATTTTCAAAGTCGATAGTGGTATCATTTGTTATAACCACACGATCATTGTTTCCATCAAATTGAATACTAAGCTGATTTACAAAAGGAATAGTTGCGAATAAAGCAACCCTATCATCAAATACTTGATCAAATTTCTGAGAGGCATAGTCAATAAAAATCATGCCCCCAGATTTTGTCTCTCTTTGAATTAGCCATTTTGCTGCACTAGTTGCTTCATTAAGACTTAGAATCCATCCAGTAAATGTAGTATTACCTTGAGAATCTATGATCTTTTCAAAAGCTTCTGTAGGAAATTCAATCAATGCCATTATGAAGTATCCTCCACCAGTATGTCTAATTCAACTGCAAATGTAGTATCATTTTTATGTGCAATAACTGTAGCTATTACATCATCTCCAGCATTAAGAACTATAGGGAAAGGTAACTCAAAGACTGATTTACCTGTTCCATCTGACTGAAGGGTAAAAACTTTTATCTCAAAGAATGGCTGACTTGATGGAAATACATCTAAAAAAAGCTGGCCTTGTTTTATACCTGTAGCTAGTAAGTCTTCGAGTATCGAGGAACTTCCCCCGAAGACATACGCTTTTCTATTATTTGGAACACTAAAGATTGTATTAAACATAGTATTTTCTTCGGGTAAAATCCTGCCAATACGAATTGCCCCGATATCCATCGTAATAGTTCCTTCATTTCTTCCCGTTGAACCAACAACAGAAACCCTGCAAACATTAAGGCGAAGAAAAGTACTAACAGAAGTAACTGGGGAAGTTCCATTGAGATTAACTGCCTCTGTAATAAAGTTTCCCGACCCATCTACTCCCTCAATAAAAAGAGTTCTTGCACCCGTCCCTAAAAGTGTGTCATTTGCATTATCTGAAAAAATGCTTATTACTGCAGCGACTGAAGGAAATGCAAATGTTACAATCCCACCTGTCCAAACGGTATGCCTAATTAATGATGTTACTCCAAGAACCTTCCCCACTACTCGACGAGCTGTGAATCCTTCTACATTGCCTCTTTGAACTTCTAAATTAAATGGGAAAGCTAAATTATTTACATCCGCAGCTCGCTTAGGGATTCCTGAAACAGTAAAGTCGGTACCTGTAACTGAAGTATAATCTTGATCTGTAGCAGAATTATCTGAACTAGTGACTGTTTTAATCGCATCTTTAGACACTTAGCCTCCTAGTCTTGTTTAATCACGAAACGAACCTGTAGGTCGTTTGCCCCTGCATAAGTTGGAGTTCCTCTAGATACTATTTGGAATCTTAGTGTAGAAGTAGTTTCAAATTGAAACTGAAAATTAGGATTCACAGTAGCTACACTGTTATTAGCTAACGTAGAATAATCCGCAGCAAGAACACTCACACTTCCGACACTCTCTTTAAGGTCAACTTCTGAGGGATCGTAAGCAACATTGTCTGTCCCGGCAGTAACTGCACTCTGATAGAATACCAGATCCAGTGGTGCATCCTGTCCTGAAGCATCTACGATACTAATTTGTTCAATTACACCAGATTGATCAGCACTCCTGCCTACATCAATAATACTTTGAAGTCCATCTACTGCGTCTCCAGCAGCATATATAGAAGTGTCTACTGTAGGAGTTACAGTGAAAGTTTTCCTGTAAACTTTAATTGCCTCTCCCACTTACTTTACTTTCTCTGCAGTAAGTCTTGGCTTTATAGCTTTAGTTTGCAGTATTGGTTCTACAGCCTCTGTCTTTAGTACTTTGGGTTCTTCCTTAACTTCTACAACCAGTTTCTCCAGTGCTTCAGTTTCTGCCTTAGCTTTAGCTGCTGCATTTTTCTGCTCTTCCAGAAGTGTTCCTTCCATTAAGTCTCCACCTAAGGAATACATATTTCCAGAACCTGGAGGACGTTCAAACTTCCAGCTATTCCCTTTAATATGAAGTCGGTAGTGGTTGGTGCCTGTAAGTATTCCTTTTTTATTTCTTTTATGTGTAACTAAATCAAACTTTTGCACTGTTGTTTCTCCTTGTTGTTGCCCGGCCTTGCTCGATTCTACCAGCCTACTGCCTCTACAATCAACTCATCCGGACTGGTGAATGTAGCATTGGCATGCTGCGCTGGAACACCACTTGTACCGTCATCCTCTTTCACAAAGATTGTATTAGCAGACTTGTCCCACTCGTAAGTTAGTAATGGATCTGCTACGTCACCCTCCAGAATTCGTAAAGCTTCCAGAGAATTAGGCGTGCCTAACTTACCATTATCAAGGGGAAGTCCTCCTGTAGGATATTCTCCTGCAGCAGTAGTAATTTTAAATACTCTGCGTCTACGTCCATCAGAACTAATAGTCCCATCAAGGGGTTCTAGTGCAGTGTACGTAAGATCTGCAGCTACTAAATCAGCCATTCTTGCCTCCTAAATTTTCAGGGGAGTGTTAGCTCCCCCTAACGTTTTTTATGCAGATTCGATCATGTCACCTTCGTTACGAGCATCTTCCGGCATCGGGATCAGTTTTAGTGACCAAAACCCTTGTCCAGTTGGACCCGTAACTCCAACAGTGTGTGCAATTTCTACACTATCTCCTACTTCCAGAGTTACAGGATCGAAATCCTTAAACACTGTTTTCCCTACTGCCGTAGTGTCAGGAATTGTAAGTGTAGCAATGACTACCTCACCAGTAGCACTCAGTGGAGTAGGTCTTCGCGTGAAAACTACTGTAGGGGCTGTAGCACTACCACCAGCTGCTTCTCCTACGAGAGTAAACTTTGCGCGAGCTACCATACATCTACGGACACAGAGCATTTCTCCGTGATCTGCAGAAGCTGCACCGATATCCATTTCCCGCAATACTCCAGCAGTTGTAGTTGCCAGAGGAATGTTGGGAACTAGATAGTCTCCAATTTCTTCAGTATAAGCCATTTTATTCTCCTCTTTTACTTTCTAAGTCTATCTTAAGTTTATGGTTTTCAGCAATCAAACATATTACTACCACTCCCTAAGTGATTGAAATCATTGGGTTACGAACTCGTAACGTGAACTATCCGGGCCTCGCCCGCAGTGGCAGTATCCCAAACTATTCCAAATTCGAGGATCCCGTACCAGGCAACACTCTTCTGTCGTCCGAAATCCTGTGGAATCGCTGCACGCAATTCAGGATCTTCAGCTACGGCCATTACGACCGAATCTTCACCGAAGACGAGTGCCTCACCAAGTACTGAATTAAGTCCGAGAGATCCAGAAAGTGCATTCGTGTTATTTATTTCAATAAAACGAATGTTCTCCAGGCGTCCAATCTCGGAATTAAACTTGGCAGAAGGATCAGTATACTTGTGCCACTGCTCCCAGGCTGGATCACTTATGATTCCACGCTTGGCCTTGGTACTTACGAGTCCAATGTAGTCGTCACCTTCAAGAGGTGGTACGAACAAAGTGGAGAACATAAAGTCTCTGATTTGTTCTATGTGGAACACATTCAGATTCACTGTAGCCTGAGTACTTGCAGTACCGTCAGTATCGAAAACGATACTTGAGATACCGTCTGGAATTGCTTTTACTTTAGCAGTTTGAAATGCATCAGCAGCAGCATTATCCATTACGAGACTCATCTGATCACGTAACTTTCTCTGGATTATATTCTCGATATCGAAGATACCTAAATCCTGAGTAAGTGAAGTGAAGGGTACGCTTCGGCCCCACTCGGTCACAGTTACTGCGATAGTAGTTAGTACGATTTCATCTTCTGGAATTCTTTCATTTTCTGCAAGACGTCCATTAGTGGGAACCGTAATGTTACTGACGCGAGTAATTGTAATACTCTCACCCATTTTTTTGCCATAACCAGGTTCCGGACGTACAAACTGCATAAACTTTGTTTCAGCAATAGCAGCTACACGAAGCCGGTCACTCAGGTCATGGTTCTTGAACACACCTGTTGACGCATCAAAAGTCCAAGTAAAACTCATTTAATCCTCCTTGAGTAACTTTTCTTTAGCACCCTCACTGGTGCATTAGCCTTGCGCAAGCTTCTTAAACTCTGCACGACTTTTTCCTAGTTTACGTATTTGCTGCGTAAAATCAAGCTTTTGTTTTGGAAGGACCACTTGAGCTACTGGATCTCCCGTCGTAGAAGTTACTTGTGCATTTCCTGAAGGGATAACTTCTTCCGTGCGCATACTACTTACGATTTCCCCGATGCGTGTCTTGGTTAGCTCGGATAGTTTTTGTAGCGCTTTATCCCCAGGCATAACTTTCAATGTGTTCCAGTTTTTTTGCAGAATAAAATCAACGATATCCTTGTGCGGAGTGAGGTCCTTGTTGTCCGAGTAGAACTTGTTCCAGGTCTTCTCCTGAGTCTGTTGCGCTTCAGACTTCTTAGTTACTGTAGACTCTGCATCCTGCACTGCCTTGGCCCGAATTTGCTTAATAGCTTCGGCAGGATTTTCAAACATTAGATCTGCCATTCTTTGGTCGAACTCTGCGTCAGGATCTACTTTAGCTTCGGTACTTTTCGGAGTTGCCTCTTCTTTTCCCAATTCGTAAGCGTCTCGCTCTAGCTTTTCCCTATCCAACTTCTGTGCATACTCCAGTGCCTCAGAAACACTATCGAAAGATTCTGTTCCAATTTTGAATACTTCTTTCGCTGCTTCCGGTGCTGGTGTTGCTTCTGCTGCCGGAACTTCTGCCTGTTGCCCTGGAAGACCTGAATTCATTACTTGCTCTATTGTCTGTCCGTGTTGTGGACTTAGTGTTTCAGGTGCTGGTGCGACTGCAGGTACCGTTGGTACCACCGGTACTGCTTCTGCCTGAGGTGCTTGCCCTCTATTTGTCTGTACTGCTGCTAAATTATCTGCCCGGCTCATTATGTATCTCCTTTGCTGCGTTATTGCCTTTTGTTTGTATTCTCTTCAGTTCCTCGATTAAACTTTTGTAAACTGATAGTTTTGCTACGTCTGTGAGTAAGTTACTCTCTCCGCCTTCAAACTTGGCGCAGAGAAGCGCAACCTGTGCTTCCTTCTTTCTTTCAAGTAGAGGGAATAGAAGTCCCTCGCTTAAGTTTACTAATCGGGAATCGTGCATTAGTGAGTAAAGTTCGTTTTCCTTACTTGCCACGACGACCCTTTCCGCCTCTTCTTCCACCTCTTTTTACTGGGTGTGCTGCCATTAACTGGTTACCTCCTTCTCGGATCCTGCCACTTTCTGTTCACTCATCTTATTTGTAGTACTGGGAATTGCTTTCTTGTAATCTACGTCTCCCGTACCAACAGCTCCCGTAGGACCTCCAGTACTTCCACCTACTACTCTTTGCATGCCCAGTAAGTTCTTTCTTTTGTGTCCTGATTTGTCTCTTGACATTATTTTCTCCTTTTTCTTGCAAGTCCTGCTTCGCTAAGTGCGATTGCAATTGCTTGCCCTCTTGATCTTACTCTACTTCCAGATCCTGAGCGAAGAGTTTTCCTTTTAAATTCTCCCAGCACCTTACCTACTTTTCTTGCCTTACCTGCTTTAGTTCTCGGTTTACTGCGCGCCATTAGCACCTCCAGGTCTTGGACCTACAGGAAACTCTGCTTGTGCAGCACCTGCCTCAGCAAAAAGATCCTGCTGATTTCCTATTGCTCCAGCTTGAGGAATCTGACTCTGTACGTCTGCTCCCCCTTGTTGATTCTGTAGGGGACTTACCGCTTCTTCTGGTGCCTGTATCGGTGCTTCAAGTCCTGCATCTCTGGTGTCAGGTTCTTTAATCTTTGCTGGATTGATATCTAGTGATTTTATTATTTCATCTAGTAACTTGGAGAAACTTCCTCCCTGACTTACGAATGCTTCACTGAGTACTTCACTTCCACTCACAGTCTGTAGTAATGCCTGGAGTTTCGTAAAGTCTCTCTGCTTATTGAGTGTCTCACTGATTCCGAAAGTCTTAAACCGAGTTCCGTTAGCTGTTTCGGCAAAGATTTGTTCCTTACTCATTCCGGCAATAGCTTTTTGCCTCTGCCCCCCGAGCAGTGCTCTTAAAGCAGCACTATTCATGTCATTCATATGTTGGGACATTACTTTCCAGGATTTCTCCAGAACCTTATCCAATCCTGTCTCTATATTCTTCACAATGCCTGTGAACATACTTGTGAGTGCCTGACTCTGTTCTACGATTGCTGTAGCACTTTCCCTTCGGAAAGTCTCCCCTCCCTGTCTGAGTGCCGTAGTAAGTGCCGCCTCAGTAAACTCTTGATTCAATACACCAAACATACTGAAGCCATCATTAGGTACAGAGCTAGTATCTACTCGTTCAAGTACTTTAGCCCCTACAGGAGTACTCGAATTAGCTTTAAGCGTATCACCCGGAGCAATACCGTTAGCTACCTGGCTTGCATCATCCAGCCAGTCCTCCCTGACTTGCTTAATCCCATGCACTGCCATCATTCCACCATCTACCATTAGATTAAACATCTCATTGATAGCTAGATTTAAGCGAGTCGGTGCGTCCATTAGAGCCTTATGCCAGACTGAATGAGGTACTGAAACTATTGGTGCAGTAACGAAAGGACTCTCTCCATGCCAGAAAGGGTTCTTCGTAGGTTTCCTGATTACGAATTGATCATTAGCTATTGTAGTTACTACGTTCTCGAAGAGTAACTCTCCATTAGGACCAAGGATGTTACCCCAGATCTCTGTTAGCTTAACTTGCTTCCTGAATCCGTGATTCGTACTGTTCTGCCCTGTCTCTCTCGCTCTCTTATGTTTATCATCTACTCCTTGGGAAGCTGAAGCAATAGCTGCTTCTACTGCTTTCTTATCGTAGATTGCATCCTTACCTTCAGCTAACTGCCTGAGTGCGTATGCATCAATGAAGGAATCCTGCATCTCATAGAGTTTTCGTCCTGTAGGATCAGGAAAGTAATCTTCCTGCCTTACTAGTTCTATATTCAGTTCCCAAACCTTATTCTCTTTCTTAACTAAGATTTTCTTGAAGGAATTCCCTTTAAGTTCATCCTTGGCTACGAATTCCGGCTTACTTACTGTTCTTCCTGAAACTTTAAATATCATTAGTGATCCAAGGAACCCTAGTTTCGCAGCATCTCCCATTATGTTATGAAACTGAATCTTTTCTAGTTGTCTCATTAATAACTTGCGTATCTCGTCCGGTTTAATTGATAAAAGTTCTGGATTGAGTCCTTCTTCTGCCTCTACAGTGAACCATTCTCCAATATCTATCAGGCCTTGCTGAATTAGGTTAGCTCCTTGCTCCACTGCCATGGTCTGCTTGGGAAGGAATTCGTTACTCTGTCCCTGAAGTTTACCAGTCGAATGATTACGCATATGATATGTGTCAAAGTTAATTCTATTCTTTTGCATGCGAGACTGTTTCGCATCACGAGACTCATTTCTGTAATTCACGGCAGTCTGAATAATTGTCTGATCGCTTATTTCACTAGTCTTTAATTCAGTGTTGTCGGCTCTAGCCATCGTCTTTCTCCGGTAGTTTTCTGCGCTTCTTTATTTGTTGAGTAGTAAGGTCTCGGTATTGCCTTACCCGTCTTACGATTTAATGCTCTGATCCCTGCGCAGAGATACTGTAAGGCATCGTGCGGGTGTGAGAATTGATCTTTAATTGGACGTAACTTATTCGGTGCTATTTCTGCATTTTTCTCCGAGAATCTGTATCCTCCTTCAAACCCTTTGATAAGCATAGAGCAACCTTTGGAATAGATTTGGAAAGCAGGAGTTCCTTCACTCGAAAGTCTCTGTAACCAGTGCAATACCCCGTGTCTTCGCTCTTCCCATGTAACCGGGCCAGGTATGCAACGGAATCCTTTTTTGTTAAGAATTCCAGCACACGTCGTTTCGTCCGTATCTTTTCTAAATACTCCAGAAGGATCTATGTAAGTTAGCCAGTTCTTCTTAAAGTCACCGAATGTAGGATAGCGTAAGCGCAATTCCTGCATTACCTTGTCCGAGAAGCGGTCAGCTCCCATATTTATTTCTACAAACTCATGAAATATTACCAGTGTCTCTTCCTGAAGTTGTGCTACTACTGCCGCTGGAGTAAGTCCGAAGTCAAATCCCAGAAGCATTGGAAGACCTGGCTGTGGTTCTGGCTTCTCATCCAGTATGTGTATTTTACTAAACTCCGGGTACACCGGCATTCCCTGGAATGTATCCCAATTAAGTTCGTACTCTCTCAGGTATTCTACGAGAGGAAGGGAATTCTTAATTGTCTCTCGGTACTCGTCCGATCTCTTACCTGGATCTGCCGTGTAGTGAAGTTCGAATACCAGAAAATTATTCTTAGGATTCTTCCAGATTCTAATTCCTTTTGCAGGTTTTACGAAATCCGGCACTTGTTCCATTACATTGATATCACCGATTATATCTAGGTGATCGAATACTAGTTTCTTGAAGAATCCTGGTGCAGGTGAAGAGACTAGAATCATTTTTCCTCCACCATCAATTGTCGGGAAGGAGGCAGAGTAGAATTCCTTAGCTTGTTCCCAGAAGGCAGACTCATCACCGAAAATTCCAGAGAAAGTAAACTGCCTTAACTGATCTGCTCCCTGAGGAAATCCCTGCACCTTACTGTGTATTTCCGGAAAATTTAATACGTTGAATTTGTGTTGGTATTTTGGAATTAATTCTTTAGGTATCTTATTCTCATCAAGATTATCTATTATAAATTTTGCTCTAGAGATAAGTTCATTCGCATCATCCTCTTTCTTACTTACCATTGCCCAGTTTCTTCCCTTATGGAAGATTATTTCCCACACAATCAGGGAGACTGCAGTCCAGGACATTGTCATACGTCGACTCTTAGGTACTGCAAGTAACGGATATTTTTGCCATACTCTTACGAAGAATTTTAGGTATTCCTTGTCCGGAAAAAGTTTAATTGGATTCTCTTGATCTACCTGGTCCAGAGTGAATACGCACTCGGTAAGGAAGAGCCACGGATCGTCTCTGTATTTCTGATAGTTCGCTAGAGCACTACTCACTAGACACTCCCAGAGCACCTTCCATTCTTGCTAATCTTTTGTCGATAGATTTAAGGGTTTTAGCGTACTCTCTCACTGCCTTAAGCTCCCTTGTATTAGCTCTTGCCAAACCGTGTACTTCATTGATCCACATTACTCCACCACCAAGAAGAGAAAGTAAACCTGCGACTAGTACGGAAGTGAGTGCTACTTTCATCCGAGCACTTCTTCTAGTAAATCTTTAACTAAAGCAAGCTTGTTTATTTCAGTAAGAGTGTTAAAATCAAGTAATGCGGTACTTAGTTTTGTCTTTCTTTCTGCTCTTGTTGTCTCTATATTGGCCTGCTGTGTTTGTCTTACTAATAATGCTGAGTCGTGAGTTGCTTTTTTTGTTCCATCAACCGTAAGGGAGTAACTGTCTTTCGATCCTTGTCTTGTGAGACCCCCAAAAGTTACTGAGAGTAACTTCCCGTGTTTTCTTTCATCCCATACAATCTTGGTTTCATCGTAGTAACCGCCAGTCGCACCTACTGTAGTAACTGTCTGAATTCCAGCTTCTTCAATTAAAAGTTTGTACATTAGTTACCTACCTTACTGACTGTAGTTGTTGCTCTCTCTGGACCTGCTCCATCTGCAACCCCGTTATCATGGACACGTAAAACATCACCGGCAGATAAAGGACCAACCCAAGACACTGCTTCTGCCAAGTCAGCCCCAGTAATTCTTCCTGCAGCACATCTATCTGCAACAGTTATATCAAGTATGTTTGTAGTTAATTGTGTGCTATTTAAACTGATCCCGGTAGAACTTGCTGCCCCAGCGGATTCAGTGACAGATATCGCATAAATTCCATCCTCTTCGAGAGTGAAAGAACCTCCGGCTGTTGCAGAATCTGCGAAAGTAATTGCAGAACCTATATTATCTACTGTTGTAGTCCAGCGACGTATTTTTGTATTAGTCGAACCATGCCCATTACTCGTGTGTACTCTTACTACGTTACGCGGTCTGTGCGTTGTAAAAGCACCGGGACTAACTACTGTCATGTTAGATGCCCACGTCCCGGCGGTCGCCTGATTACTGAGTAAGTAACCTACCCTACGAATTGGTACACCTGTACGTGCCGTAGTTGAGTAAAGTGTAAACCTGTCGTCAGAACTTGTATTAAGTACGGTCGTAGTGTGTACCCGGTTTTCATCAAAGTCAGGACTCGTACTTATTGCGAATTCTGCTGCGCCACTGAAGAGCAGTTCATATACGTAGATTGGTTCGTCTTCCCCGCTAGCATGTCCGAGTGTCGCAGTTGAGGGAACGACAATTGTCGCTGTGGCTGTTGAACTTACCAGAGAGTAAGATCCAGTTGCCTCAGTAGCAGATCTAAAGGATCTTCGTACTGGATTAGTTTCTGTTGGTGCACTACTTCCATCACCTTGTGTGAGTGTGACAGTTAGTGCACTTGATCCTACTGACGTACTGAAGCCTAGATTCTCCAGGAAGCTAGGTTGATTAATTGAGGAAATAATTTCCTGGCTAGGAATTAAAAGTACATCTTGGCCTTGTTGAAATACTGGTTTCACTTGCTCTCCTTAACCTAAGAAATTAACTACGATAGATCCGCCTGCGGGTGCAGCTGTCTCAAGTGACCTAAGTGCTATTACTGAACTTGCTGCAATACTTACTTCAACTGTGTCGTCACTACCCGGACCAAACTGTGCTACCAATACCGTATCATCGTAGAGTCCTATGAATCTACCTGCAGTACTGAAGAGCTGAACCTTCTTAGTTGCAGAAGCCAAACTAGCTACTACATCTACTAGTGCTCCGCCACTTCCATTGATTGTAGTAGCATCAAGTAACGGAGTATCTAGTACGTCTACTACTGTAAGACGATCTGTGAATACTGGATTAGTAGCTGAATTATCTGCATCCCCTACTTGAATATTCGCATTAGCATTAAAGTTATCGTGTGTAGCTTGAGTCACCGCTCCAATACTGTTCACACCTGTAGGAAGTGCCGCTACAATATCAACTTGTTGTTCTGATCCTGCGACAGTACCAGCTAGAGTACTCGTATCCGCATCTATGGTAGTGAGTAGTGCTTCTGAAGAAGTTTGCAAAGCACTCGTAGATGCTCCAGTAGGTAACGGAAGAGAGGATGCACTAACTGGTTGCGTAGTAGTTCCCGTAGTATCCGTTCTTACTGGATCAGTTGCTGTTCCTAATTGATCTCCTACAGAATTAAAAAGGCGTACAGGAAGTGGTCGAGAATCTGCAGGAGTTCCCGTATCTTCAAGCACTGTAGTAGCTACTGCTCCTGCCCCCGTATCCAAATTATACTCGATTGGATCAAGTGTCACCGCAGCAGTAATTTCTCCTGTAGAACTTACAGTAAGACTCGTAGGTCTCAGAATTTCAAAAGTATCTGTTGCTACTGGTGCTGTGGTTAACTTGTCATTCTCTAAAGTAATAGTGTTAGTAGTTACTTCGAATACTCGGTACTCACTGCCGGAAGCAGCCCCTGAAGTCATTCTAATTACATCACCCTTGAGTGCTGCATGCGAGGCTGCTGTAATTACGTTAGCTGCAATGTTATCAACTACATCAGTACCTATTTGACTTACGATACTCTTGTCGAGAACGTGTAATGCTACTTTGTTATTTTCCAGAGTTTCCCCGGTAACTATGTTACCTATTCCCCTGGTTTTATCTGCACTCTCTGGCTTGGTGCTAATTCCTTGCGTAGCCATACTTCCCCTACCTTGGTTTTCTGATTTCTTTCCTATGCTCTTTATGTTCTTCTACGAACTTCTCCGCTCTCGGAAGTCCTTTCTTCTGTGGATTACCGTTGAATCCAAAACTTTGAGGTTTCTCTCTCTTCTTTCCGGATTGCAACTTCTTCCACTCAAACTTACTCTTGTTACCTGCCTTTTTTAACTTCATTCGGTCCCGTTCCCTGGGTATCTTTCATATTATTTCTTGGTCCACTGGTTCCCTGACCGTTTGCTGTATGCCTGTGATTGTCTGTAGAATCTCCCTTAATTACACTAGTCATGGAATCCCCAACTGCCAGTGCGTGATGATGCCCACCCTCTGTTGGTATTGGGGGTCCCGTAAGTATTCCACCCGGCAGCACGTGCCTGTGGCTGTCTTTTTCTTCTTCTGCTCTGGCCATTACTTATCTCTCTTTCCTACGATGTAATTTTCGTCACCCAGAAATTCGTCAACAAATTCCTCGGCATTGTCTTTCGTTTTTGATGGTAGCGCAGTCCCGTCAACATTTCTAGTCTCTTGTGTGTCTAGTTTGTGAATGAGGTCTGCAAGTAGGTTTCCCTCTACAGTAACTGACTGCTTCGCTTTTCCTAATGCCCTGTCGTTAATTTCTTTAACTGCACTAAGTTTGTCTTTTGTACTCTCAGTACTTCCTTCCCGAACTACATGAGCCAGTACGTCAATTGATTGAGGAAGTAGATTTTCAAATCTTTTTATTGCATTCCCTCCCCAAAGTTCTGCCTGCACTGCTCGAACCTTCTCTTTAATCTCCGGCTTACTTAGAATTATGCTGATTCGGGATTGCGTGTAACCCAGATCCTGGGCTATTGCTTTCTGATTCGCACCGGATGCTGCCATATAAATCAGTGCTTCGTGCGTGTGATTTTCTTTCTTCGGGCCCATCCAACTGCCCCAACTCACTCCATCAGGTTTGGACATTCCGAGTGCGCGCATCTCCTGGAGTTGTTCTGAGGAATACTCACAGGGAACGATGGGATTGAATATCTCTGTAAGTTCTTTTTTAGTTAAATCATCGCTGGGCATGACCTGTAAATCTTACAAGATCTGTCAGAAGTCTACAAATAATTAAGACGCAGCGCTTCCTACCTACTTTACTTGATAAGGCCGAAATGGGTGAAGCGGGCACTGAAACATTTCACAATCTCTGACACGCTCCGCCACATTTTCAAAACCCATGCAGTCAGCACATTTTACAGTGCAAGCTGCGCGTAAGGATTGTTTAGAAAATGCTTTCGAAGCACGTAACTGCCAATTCGGGGGGTAAGATTCTAGTACAGGTATGTATTC